AATTAAATATTTTGTCATCTCCAGAATTCATTACAAGAGTCTTAGCAATATCAGTAGTCAAAACATTATAAGTATCTGTTTTAGTATCCGTGCTCTTTCCAAGCCTAGTATTTATTGAAGAATCAATCGCAACCGTTCCCCCAACATCCACGCTAAGCGTGTTTAATTTATGTGTTCCATCTTGAACATAATCATTAATCAAATTCTGTCTAGCCGAAGTAATTTTTTCTTTCGGACTAACATCTGCCAAATCTGTCATATCTTATTCCTCCTAATAAATAAAAAAACCGATAGAAATTAATCTATCAATTTTAAACCGTCATCGGTCTATCTGTATTCAAATCTACTTCAACGCCTGTAATCCAAGCATCATTCTCTGCATTAGCCGCAGTTGTAACTGTAACCAATACATAATACTGGTAATCTGTAACAACTATCTCACTCAAAGTACTTGTCGCATTCGCCGAATCCAAAGCCGTATCCGCTTCTACACTTACTTGTGTAATAGTATCAAGACTAGCATCCGTAACCGCTCCTGCTCCACCTGTAACCTTTCTAAGGTCAGCATCAACAGATGTTACTCCGCCCGACTTCGCACCAATAGCTCCAACAATCCTAAAACCGTTTATAACATCACCATCGTGCAATCCACTAACTGGATAAACAATTGTAGTAGCCGATTGAGACTGGTCTACAAAACAAGTTCCATTATCAATGAAAGTATTTGTTCCTGTTGTTCCTGAATGCCCGTTATTACAAAGAATTGTTTTTCTTTCTAAAGCATATCCTTTATTTTCTCTAAATCTTGTCATTTTAATTCCTCCTATTTAATATGCGAAAACCAAATAATTTCTTATTTTGTCATCGTCTCCTACTGGTATTGTTACTTTCAAAACACCTGCCGTTACTAAAGTTGTTATTGGTTGATCCAATACAACTACTGAACCCGCAGTCGTTTCTCTAAAACCAAAAACAGCATGTACATTTGTACCACCATACTTGTTTAAATCAAGTTCAAGAGTATCTGCTGCATCCGGTGTAGCATCTGTATACCAACTAATTATTTTAACACCACAACTCGGTGTTACGTCTGTTCTTGTTCCTATTTCTCCATAAGTTACCATATAAATTACCTCCTTTAATATGCGAACAGCAAAATTGACTTAACGCAAGTTGCTGAACCTCCTAAAGTAATAGTTACAACGCCTGCCGTTACCACTGTTGTTGGTGCTGCTTGAACTACTGCACTTCCAGTAGTCGTTTCGTCATTAACCACGATTCCATGAAGGTTATTACAACCATATTTCTTTAAATCTACTGTAAAAGTATCAGCTCCACCTTCTATGGTGTCATCTGTTACTACTTGAATTATTTTTGTTCCTAAATTAGGCAAAACTTTTTTAACAGTCCCACCATAATCTACGATATCTCCTCTATCTGCCATATTTCATCACCTCAGTAAGCCCAGATGTAGTACGAATGAATACAAGTGTTTGCGGTTACTGGTGTCAAAGTTAAAACTCCGGCACTAACTACTGTCGTACTTGTATTCGCTGATACTATCGATCCTGTTGTTGTTTCATCAAACCCGAGTATACCTTTTACTAAAGTACACCCGTATTTGTTTAAATCTACTGTAAAAGTATCAGCTCCACCTACAACTGTAGCTGGAGTAACTACTTCTATTAAAGTGATTCCTGAATTAGGCAACGCTTCTTCTATTGTTCCTATTTCTCCTAAATCTCCCATTTTAAATTCCTCCTTGGTCTCTAGTAAAAAAGAGAGAGAATTTCTCTCTCCTAATTACTTGATATTGTCAATGAAACTATTAAACTGTGGAGCCTTCATAATTAAAGCTTCATAAATCTTTAACATGAATTTTTGGCTATCATTTGTTTTAGCAAGGTCTTCATAAGTCATATCTTGAAGCACTCTCATTTCGATATACTCCATGTCTAAGAAGAACAATTGCTTTGCTCCTGTTGCAGTTGAAAGATATTGTGATGGAATCAATGGAATTGGTCCAACCATTGTTTCTACTACAACTCTTGCAGGCACTCCAAATCCAGCAGTTCCAGTTAATTCACTTGGGCTATATCTGAATTGATCTACCATTATTTTTCTAACATCAACTAATGTACTTGAATCACATCCACCTAGAGTTGGTCTTCCACTATCAGTGTAAGCATACTCTACAGTATCTTCGATGTCACCCCAGTCTAATGCTGCTGCACTTTTATCGTTTTGGTTAGTAGTACTTTGAAGTGTAACTATTCCACTAAATTCTTTAGCAGTAGTTGCAGCATCTCCATTCCATAACTTGTTTTCTTCTAACTCTCTAAGAGCTTGAGCTCTCTTCAATACCTCGTATTGTTTAGCATTAGGTGCGCTTGGACTACCAAAACTTGCACTATAAGTTCCTTCTCCACTAGGTTGAAGTCCTTGAACAATATAACTTGGCATTGCTGCTTGTGCTTGTCCTGTTACTCTACCTATTGAATACATATACTTAATTGCAGTACTTTCTCTGCTTTCAGTGTCAGTTACATCGCTTTGTGCTGCATCTTCTACTTCAAAAGTTGCTGCTCCTTTTGCAGAAATAATGTTATAATCTGCTGTTACACCTTGATTAGTTACTCTTGGAGTTAATTCAATCCATGGAGTAAACTTTCTTGTTCTGTCAATAATCCTTGGATCTACATACACCGGTATCATAGCATATCCAGCAGTTCCTGCTCCCATTCCGGCAACTGTTTCTGCTTTCATTTGAACTCTTTGAAATCCAATGTCATAAGCTGATTTAATTTCAGATCGCATATCTACTCCTGATTGTGGGTCAAAGTATTTAGTTTTGTTTCCCATTAAACCAAAAGAATGCGCATACGCTGTTCTATCATCTAAACCTAAGCTCATATTTCCTACTTGTGCTTCTTCTTCTGTCATCTTAAATTCCTCCTTTATCCTAATTGGTCAAGTGGACCTTTAGATTTTGTTTCCTCAGTTGCCTTTCTTGCCTCGTCTAATTGTTCTACTCTCGACTTGAATTGTGGTTGAGACAAAATCTTGTCGAACTCTCCTATTTTTTCGGAAAGACTTTTTAATTGTTCTTTTACTTCACCATCTGCTTTTGCTTTTTCTGCAATCGCTTTAAGTTCAGTAACACTATTTGTCAAAGCACTAATCTTTTCAGCCAATGCTTTAGCTTCAACATTTTCAGTTGATTTTTCTTCTGGAACTTCCTCAGGTTTCTCTTCAGGTTCTACTGGTTTTTCTTCCGGTTTCTCTTCAGGTTCTACATTTGGTTGCTCTTCTTCCTTTTTTTCTTCTTCTACCATTTTAATTCCTCCTATTAATTCATTGATCTCGCTTTCTGAAATATTTTCATCAAAAATAACATTATCTTGTAAAGACTTTAACGCCACATTCGTAAACGAAGCATTTGGGTTCGCTGGGTTTCCAGTAAAGGCTACATTTAACAAGTTCACTTTTTCTAGCAAACGAGTTTTAGAACCGTCTGTATCAGTCTTATACGAAACTCTTGTTGGAACATACGCTATTGAAAAAGCGTCTAAGAACTTTTCTTTAATAGAATTTTTTACTTCATTAAAACGTGAATGAAACTTGTTCAAAGCACACTTTATTTTTATTCCTTTAGAATCAAGTGCTGTGTCAGTTATTCTTCCTATGGGGATAATTGTTTTGTTTAATTCTAGTTCAACTCCATCACCAGTAAAACTCTCATGTTCAATGTCAAGTTTAATGTTCCTGTCTTGTAACTGTTTTAACATGTCTACCATGCAATTAGGAGTTACAATATCGTTTACTAAGTCTTTATCGCCTGTTGAAATATAGCCTTCAATCTGCTCACCATCTATTGATTTGAATTCGTTTGAAACAAAAATATAAGCTTTAGATTCTGGACTAATATTGTTTTTTTTACAATAAGCCGTGAATAATTTATTTCCTTTTGTTTCTCCGTATTGCTTGCACATCTTTGTGCGAAGCTTGTCATATTTTTTTTGTAGTGGCATACTGCTTAATTATAAGCACTAAGTTATTAATAAGTTTATCGCTTTTTACTTAATTTTAAAAAATTATTCAATTACTTCATAAGTCAAAGTACTACGACAATTTACATGAAAAGGATTATGATCAAACTTCTCTCCTTTATAAACAAATTTTTCGTTTAAACCAATTGTTTTTCCATTCAAATACTTACAAATAGCAGAAGTCCTATCGTCTATTGTAGCAAGAACAGTCTTATTTACTTTTAATCCAGATTGACGCATAGCATCAATAGACCCAGCAGTTTCTGCTCTATTAGACTCTGTTCTAGCAATAGCATCAGCACGAACCTTTCCAACTTTCATTACACTAGAAACTCTTTTACTTAACGCAGGCACACCTTCACCATTCATCAAACCACGTTGCAATTCTTGTCTCAAATCGTTTCTTAATTCTTCATTCATTCCTTTCACGTTATCAAAAGTATAATCTTGAATAAAATTAATCGCATTCTGGTTAGGCAAAAAATTTCTATCAAGTTGTTCTTCTACACTCTCAAGTCCTTTAAAAAAATTAGCCTTAACCATTCCATCAACAGCAGCTTTTAATTTACTAAGCGAAAGCAATTCAGTTATTCTTTTAATAAAATTAGTATCAATAGCCTTTACTTGTCCAAGAGTTTGTTTCCCAGCTTCTTTCTTCAAAAAACCTTTTATTACTACTTCAATCTCATCTAATTCACTAACAATCTTATCTTTCAAAAAACTAGGATCACTCATTTCTTCAAACTCTCTAGGAGTCAAAGAACTAAAAGTATTCAATGCCTTAACTTCATCTTTTTTTTTAGAATTATCCCCATACTCGTCTAACAAACCTTGCACTCCTTCAGCAGCACCAAAAGCACTCCCACCTTGCTTTAAATCATCCCCACCTTCTTTAGGTTCTAAATCAATCTCTTCTCTAATCTCATTCACACTTCTCAAACCGTTTTTAATATCTCCCCAAAACAAGTTTCTCTTAGCTAAATCTTCTTGCAAATCATACTTATCAAAACTAAAGAAAACACGGTCCTCATACTTTCCTTTAATCCAAGGCAAACTATTCACTACCTCAGTATTAAAATTATACTCTATTAACTGAACAAGAGGCTTTAACAATTTTCTTATCACTACCTTATTCTGTCCAAACTCAGTAGCCTTATTAGAATTCTCAGTAAAACCAAGCTCGCTAGGACTAATATTAAAACAAGACCAAACAAGCTTAGTAAACCATTCCTGTTGCTGAATCAACTCTAACTCAACATTACTAAAACCTACTCTAACAAAATTACCTTCACTATTCACTATCGGCATTTTATGGAAATACTTCCTCCAATTACCAGCACTATCTTTTTTCTTTAACTGTTCACTCCAAGAATCCTGAAAAGCCTTAACTTCATCAGCATTAGCTCCAATCATTTGAAAAATACCTTTAGGAATATTATTATCACTAAAATACTCTAAGTTAGAATCAATACCATACAACAACAATTGTAACACATCATTTAACACTTCTACATTACTCAAACCATAAATACTCTCAGTCCTAGGATTCTGCATAAAATAAACAATCTCTTCACGATTAAACGGAATAGGCCTAGCACCAGTTAACCAACCATATTGATAATAAGCTTTCTCGTCCGGCATGATTCCATAAATATCAGGATTCTTAGTAAACGTCCCACCGTCACGCGCATACATTTCAAGAAACTCTCCTTTAAGATTATGAACCTTAACAATAAGCCCCGCATCAACCTCAATTAAATCTCTAGTCAAAGCTCTCAAAATATGGTCAAGACTCTCATCATTTCTATTAGGATTATAAAACCAATTCTTTGTCTGCTCAATAATTTCATCCGGAATATCTTTCTCTCCATCACGCGGAACAACATCCCAATCCAACGAAGCTATCTCATTACAAATAGTGTTCGTAATCATTGCCACATAAGGAGTCTTTGAAAGCCTACGAATATTCGGAATATCCTTATTTAACGGAAAACCAAAAGCAGGTTTGTATAAAAACGCAGGAATTACTGCCTTATAAACATTGTCAGTAAAACTTGCAGCCGAACCAATCCCAACGCTTCCAAAAGGTTTTCCCCAAACACCATTAGGCCCAGCGTTCTGATACGATTGTTCAGCTGTAGCAATTTGCCTAGGCGGATAAGCTTTATCTTCGATTTTTCCATCCAACATTTCTTCTAAAAAACTTGGACTAATAACATACTTGCTATTCTTTTTTTTTACGGCCATAAACATATTCCTGACAGGTAACTACTTCCTGCCAGGTTGAGAGCCCATCATCGGTCAAAATGAATCTCTCGTGGTACTACCTTGGGGCAATTATATACTTAACATAGAGTCCTTTCTCCTTAATAATCTTATCGCTAAACACCTAAGCAAAACCAAACACAAACTTCTGACCAATAAACAAAGAATAACAAGCAGCATCAGCAAAATCAGGAGACTTCGACTCCGGATCAACAACCTTTAACTTTCCATTAGAAGTAAACTCATAACGCATTTTACGAAGTTCACCCAAGAGTTTCGAAGAATAATTATTAGGAATAACTCTAACCAAGTTCTTTCTAGCCAAACCTTCAAACAATCTATACTGCCAAGCTTTTTTATTAAGGAATTGTTTATTATCTTCCTCCTCTCTCTTAGTAAGTTTTCGTTTAAGCTTATGCGGAGACTCTCCAGCAATAAAAGCAAACACCTTAGTCTTTACATCTTCAATTTCTTTTAACCGGTCAGTCACACCCCCACCAAGTCCCGAGTCATCAATATTTATTTTATCAAAAGCTTCTAGTTTATGCCAAGCCACTATTTCTCCAACAGTCCCCATCAAATCTTTTTTCTCAAACACCTTAGGCCCAGGAAAAAACCATTTATCCCCATACCTCCATGCCGGTTGTAACACAGTAAAATCCATTCCAAACCGCGCAATATCACAACCAAGTCTTTTTTCATCCGGACTAGTCTTTAATAACTCTACTTCTTCCTCACTTAACGGTCTTGAAATGTTTTCTAAATCCTCCTGAATAAACAACTGATCCTCTAACTCAGGCGGCCAATCAGCATCATACATTATTTGAAACGCCATAGAATTCATCTCACCTTTCCTCTCCATAACAAATTCTTTAGTAAGCCTTTGTTCTCTAACACAATCCTGCCAATTAACTCTCATAAACGTCCAATTAGGATCCGTAGACTTCTCCCACATATAACCATGCGCAACAGGATTTCCAATAATAAAAATGTTCGAATCAGAATCATCCCCAAGCATTCTCATAACATTATTCTGCATTATTTCTAGAGGAATCTGTTCACCTTCATCTACAATAATACAAGAGCCTCCCCAACCCATAAGACTACGACCTTTCGCACTCAAGTTTGCTGTAATCGCCATAATCTCCGAACCATTCTTTAAAGTCAATTTATGTTTAGTTAACTCTTTTTTTAACCGTTCTGCTCCCATTCCTTTCATATCACTCCTCAACTGATTAGCACAAACCTCAGAATCAAAAGTATGCTGAATCACATAACCCATTACTATTTTCGTGTGATCCAACGTCGGAGCAATCAACCTAATCTTTTCTCCTTTAACAAAAGTAGCTAGTAAAACAATAGCAAGCGACACAGCTAACGACTTTCCTGCACGCGTAGTCGCAGCACAAACAACTCTTTTAGGCGACTTAAAAAAAATACTAGAAATAATCTCCGCCTGATAATCAGTAATTTCTAACGGTTCTCCGCGATCATCTCTAAAAAGCTTGATACAAGTATCTCTAATACCTTGATTATCACTCATTATTAACGGGAGTTGTCTTCTTATTTTCTCGTAATCTTCTTGCTTCTCTATATAATTCATCAAAATCATCCACTATCTCCGACTTAACAATAATATTTTCAGTAGACTCTCCTTCAATAAGCCTCTCAAGCTTAATAGTCTCAATAACATCTCTCGCACTCGCATTAGCTTTGTTATCATTAACTAGCCCAGCCCACACTTTCTTAATACTCCTTAACAAATCATCATTAAGTTTCTCCTTGTTGTTCTTGCTATTCTCCTTGATAATTGGTGCAAGCTCATCTCTGCTTTTCTTCCAATCATACTTTTTAATCCAAGTCGCAATCGTCCTCGGGCCTGCGTTAATTGCTAACGCTATTCTTTCTTGAGCTACACCTTCACAATACAAGTGAAAAGCTGTTGCTCTTTCATTAGCACTTCTAGCCAAGTTAGTTCACCTTTGTTGCTTTAAGCCCAGTAACATTTTCCCATCGTTCTATTATTACACTACAATAAACTGGATCTATTTCCATCATAAAACACTTTCTGTCAAGTTGTTCACAAGCAATTAGTGTGGTTCCGCTTCCACCAAAGACATCAAGAATGTTATCATTTTGTTTTGTTTGTGGGTTAATTATTTCTTTAATTAATTTTAATGGTTTTGGACATGTGTGTAATTCACGTAGATTAGTTTCTCCCATATATCGTATTTCCTTTGTAGTTTCAAACAAATCAAAATCATATTTGTTAAATTTTTTTCCAAAAGCAAAAATTGGTTCAACAAGCCTAAAGTGTGATATTCTGCCTCCTGAATGTTTTCCTCTCATCACCCAGTACATGTTATCAAAGGGTTCTTTCTTTGTCCAAAATAGATTATATTTCCAACCAGTTGTAATAATTATTTTGTCGCATAACTTACTGAGTATTTGAAACCATGTGTCACAAAATTTTTCATATTTATCTCCTGGAACATCTTCATGAGAATTATATTCATATCCTAATCCATAAGGTGGGTCTGTGAACACCATGTCAGCTTTCTCCCCACTCATTAATTTATTTACATCCTCTTCCTTAATAGCATCTCCACACATTAAACGATGTTCTCCAAGCTTCCAAACTTCTCCGGCTTTTATTTCATACTTAGGACTCTTTAATGAATTATCAGTATCTAAATCATCTTCTCC